TGACGAGCCGAACCCGGAGATGAGTTCTTTCGTGTTCCGCGAAACGCTAATGACGCACCTATTGCTTTGGGGCAATGCGTATGCGCAAATCATCCGCAACGGCAAGGGCGAGGTCATTGCTCTGTATCCGTTGATGCCGAACAAGATGCGCGTGGACAGGGACGAGAACGGCAATCTGTACTATGAGTACGTTCATTCCTCGGATGAGGCGGACACCATGAAGAACACGACCGTCCGGCTCACACCGTACAATGTTCTGCACATTCCGGGGTTAGGCTTTGACGGACTTGTCGGGTACTCGCCGATTGCAATGGCGAAGAACGCGATAGGCATGGCAATCGCCTGCGAGGAGTACGGGGCAAAGTTCTTTGCGAACGGCGCGGCACCGAGCGGCGTACTCGAACACCCCGGCGTTATCAAAGACCCGCAGAAAGTACGCGAAGCGTGGCAGAGCCAGTTCGGCGGTTCGCAGAACGCCAATAAGATAGCGGTCTTGGAAGAGGGCATGAAGTACACGCCCATCTCCATTTCGCCGGAGCAGGCGCAGTTCCTGGAAACGCGAAAATTCCAAATCAATGAAATCGCTCGAATTTTCCGAGTGCCGCCGCACATGGTCGGGGACTTGGAGAAGTCGAGCTTTTCCAATATTGAGCAACAGTCGCTGGAGTTTGTCAAGTACACGCTCGACCCCTGGGTGATGCGTTGGGAGCAGTCGCTGTCCCGCGCCCTGTTCACGGAAGAGGAGAAAAAGACCTTATTTTTCAAGTTCAACGTGGAAGGGCTGCTTCGCGGCGATTACCAGAGCCGCATGAACGGCTACGCCACCGCAAGGCAGAACGGTTGGATGAGCGCGAACGACATCCGCGAACTGGAGAACATGGACAAGATCTCCGCCGAGCAGGGCGGCGACTTGTACCTTATCAACGGCAGTATGCTCCCGATGCAGAATGCGGGTGCGTATGCGAATAAAGAATCCAACAAGGAGGAGACGGAACAGGATGAGGAAGTTTTGGAAGTGGAAGAATCAACTTCCAACGCCGGACGCAGACGAAAGCCAGACCGCAGAACGAGTCCTTGAGCTATACGGCACGATAGCCGAAGAGAGCTGGTTCGATGACGACATCACGCCCCGGATGTTCAAGGACGAGCTACTCGGCGGCAAAGGCCCCATCACGGTCTGGATAAATTCGCCCGGCGGCGACTGCGTGGCTGCAAGCCAAATCTATGCCATGCTCATGGACTACCCCGGCGAGGTGACCGTGAAGGTGGACGGCTTGGCGGCGAGTGCGGCATCGGTCATTGCAATGGCAGGCACAAAGGTGCTTATGGCACCTACGGCGATGCTGATGATCCACAACCCCATGACGGCGGCGTTCGGCGATTCGGCAGAAATGCAGAAAGCCATCGAAATGCTGACGGAGGTGAAGGAGTCCATCATCAACGCCTATGAAATCAAGACGGGGCTGTCCAGGTCAAAACTCGCACGACTCATGGACGAGGAAACCTGGATGAACGCAAAGCGGGCAATTGAACTCGGTTTCTGCGACGGGTTGCTTGAAAGCAACAATGCGGCAGAACCCGTGGTCGCATTTGCTTTTTCGCGCAGGGCGTGTGACAACGCGCTCTACAACAAGCTCACGAATGCGATGCCAAATACAGAAGAAGAGGGGCGTTCGGTCGAGGAGCTGAAGAGAATCAACAAAAAATTAAAGGAAGTCATCTGAGGAGGAGAAACAACAATGACTATCAATGAAATGGTTGCAAAGCGCAAGAAACTCTTGGACGCGATGGACGGGTTCCTGGAAACGCATAAGAACGCGAACGGCGTTCTGTCCAAAGAGCAGAGATGGAATCGAGCTTCCAGGCAATGACCGCCGAAATCCAGCGTATGCAGCGCAGGGAAGAGATGGAAAAGGAGATGCAGAAACCCGTATCCGCGCCCCTTACCGCAAAGCCTATGATACCCGCCGAGGATACCAAGACGGGCAGGGCGAGCGATGAATACAAGAGGGCGGTGCTGGATGCGCTGCGTTCCAATTTCCATCGTATCAGCAATATTCTTCAGGAAGGAGTGGACGCATCGGGCGGCTACCTCGTTCCCGAAGAATACGACAAGCGCATCATCGAGGTGTTGAAAGAGGAGAACGTGGTTCGCGGTCTTGCTACGGAAATCACCACGAGCGGCGAACACAAAATCAATATCGCCGACACCGCGCCCGCGGCGGCCTGGATCGAAGAGGGAGGCTCGTTGCAGTTCAGCGATGCGACTTTCTCGCAGATCATTCTCGATGCGCACAAGCTCCATGTGGCGGTCAAGGTCACGGACGAGCTTCTGTACGACAACGCCTTTGACCTCGAAGGTTACATCATCCGCAAGTTCGGCGAAGCACTCGCCAACTCGGAGGAAGATGCGTTCATCAACGGTGACGGCACGGGCAAGCCTCTCGGTTTCCTTGCCGAAACGGGCGGCGCACAGGTCGGCGTAACGGCGGCATCTTCGACCGCAATCACGGCGGACGAAATCCTCGCGCTCGTGTACTCGCTCAAACGCCCGTACAGGAAGAACGCGAAGTTCATGTGCAATGACCAGACTTTGCTTGCCATCCGCAAGCTCAAGGACAACAACGGCGCGTACATTTGGCAGCCCTCGTTCCGCGAAGGCGAACCCGACAGACTGCTCGGCTATCCCGTGTACACCTCGCCGTACTTCCCCGCAATCGAGGCGGGCAAAGCCGCGCTTGCGTTCGGCGATTTCA